CCGTCATTGAACCAAATACCAATACCCCCCATACCCCCCAGCCTCCGGCCGGGGGGCTTGCCGGTGGTGAGGGCAAGCCCTCGAAGGCCGAAGGCCGACGGGAGGCCAAGCCGGCCGTGGGGCTGGCGACGTGGCTGGCCGAGGTGAATGCGGCAGGCGAGGTGGCCATTCCCGAGGGCGATCCGATCTACGCCTACGTGGACCGCGTCGGCATCGGTCGCGACCTGCTGCTGCTGTGCTGGCGCGAGTTCAAGCGGCGGCAGCTGGAGGGGGCGAAGCGGCAGAAGGACTGGCGCCGCACGTTCCGCAACTGCGTGCAGGGGTCGTGGTACGGCCTGTGGTTCCTCCCGGGTCATGGCGCTGAGGCTCAGCTCACCAGCAAGGGCGAGCAGGTGCGGCGGTTCTTCGAGGCGGAAGACGCGGCTGGCGCCGCAGGAGGAGCGTGATGGGCAGTGCGATCTTCGACCCCCGCCCGGAAGACCCGACCGCGGGCCTGCGTGTGCCGCCGCATTCGGTGGAGGCGGAGCACAGCGTGCTCGGTGCGCTGCTGATCGACAACCGGGCCTGGGACCGCGTGGCGGACCTGCTGGTGGAGGGTGACTTCTACCGGCCCGAGCACCGAGCGATCTACACGGCGGTGGGGCAGCTCATCAACGCCGGCAAGCCGGCGGATGTGGTGACGGTGTTCGACAAGCTGGGCGACCGGGCCGAGCAGGTGGGCGGGCTGAACTACCTCAACGCGGTGGCGCAGTGCGTGCCGTCGGCGGCGAACGCGCGGCGGTATGCAGAGATCGTGCGGGAGAAGGCGGTGACGCGGAATCTTCTGGCGCGCATCACCGACGCGCAGGAGGTGGCTTGGGGCGACGCGCCGCTGGCCGACAAGGTGGAGGCGGTGGCGGCCTTGTTCGCAGGTGTTGATGCTGGCAGCTCGCGCAAGAAGCCGCGCGGGATGGATGAGGTGATCGTCCAGGTGATCGACCAGATCAACGCGGCGGCCGAGGGCGGCGGCGAGGTGGGCTGGAAAACGAGCATCTCGAAGATCGACTGGCGGTTGAACGGTGGGCTGAAGCCGGGGAAGCTGGTGGTGCTGGCGGCGCGGCCGAGCGTCGGCAAGACGAGCCTGGCGGGGCAGATCGCGAAGCGGTTGGCGTCTGACGGGTTGCCGACGTTGTTCCTCAGCCAGGAGATGGAGGCGGACGAGGTGGGCGAGCGGGCGCTGGCGAACCAGGCGCGCGTGAACTACTCGTCGATCCAGACGGGGCAGCTGACAGATGACGAGTGGGCGCGGATCTCGGAAGGCGTGGACGCGTTGGGCCGGGTGCCGTTGTTCATCGACGATGAGCCGGCCTTGACGTTGCGGGCGATTGCCAGCAAGGCGCGCAGCATCAAGGGGCTGAAGGCGCTGGTGGTTGACTTCGTGCAGTTGTGCGAGGGCGAAGGGGACAACCGCAACCAGCAGATTGGCTCGATCACGCGTGGGCTGAAGAAGCTGGCGAAGCAGCTGGGCATTGTTGTGATCGCCCTGAGCCAGTTGAGCCGGGATGTGGAGAAGCGCCCGGGACGGCGGCCGATCATGAGCGACCTGCGGGAGTCGGGCGAGATCGAGCAGGACGCGGACACGGTGATCTTCCTGTGGCCGCTGGATGAGTCGGAAGACGACCTGGAGGTGCGGCATGTGGGCTGCGACTTCGCCAAGAACCGGCGAGGGAAAAAGGGCGCGTTCGTCATGACGTTCGAAGGGGCAAAGCAACTGTGGCAGGAGTCGCACCGCTCGGTGGACGAGTTCGGCAAGCGGGGCGGCTTGGGGCGCTCTGCTGGTGGGCAATCGGGAGGGATGAACTGATGGCGAAGATCGTGTGGGTGGACGAGGCGCTGCAGCGCTGGGCGGCGGTGGTGGTGGGTGGTGCTGATGGGTCGGGCTACCCGACGATGAGCGTGCTGCACGAGGATTGGTCGCCGCCGTCACCAGGGCAGACGCCGACGCTCAAGGCGGTACAGGGCACGGGCGATGTGCGGCGCACGCATGCTGCGCTGGCGCTGCTCACGGTGCGGGCGAGGAACACGGTGGTGGTGCACTACTGCAAGCGGCTGTCGCTGGAAGAGCAGGGCACCGAGCTGGGGTGCCAGGCGAAGACGGTGCTGGAGCGGATCGGTACCATTCATCGGCAGCTTAGTGGGCTGCTGGAGGGGAAGTGATGGACGGGCGTTGGGACAAGGAGCCAAGTGAAAAGGCGCGGCGGTTCGTCGAGGCGTTGGAGGTTCTCTGTAGAGCGCACGACGTGCAGCTGACCACCAGCAGCTACGACAGCCTGCAGGTGTGGGATCTTCGTGACGGTGAGCCGCCTGTCTACTGCGCTGGCTTCGACGACATGACCGAGGCCGCGCAGAAATAATTTCTGCAACTTGGAATCATTGGGCTACATTCCCGCAACCTGATCTCAGACCGTCAGGACACAGGCCCCGCGCTGCAGCGATGCACGCGGGGCCTTTGCTTTGCCCATGCCATCCGCTGCCCCTCGTCCCTGTGCTCATGCCGGTTGCGGCGTGCTCGTGCGTGGTGGTTCGCGCTGCGAGTCGCACAAGGTGCTGGCCGGGTCGTTCGCTGATCGTCGGCGCGGCAGCAGGCACGAGCGTGGCTACGGCTCGGCGTGGGACAAGCTGCGTGCGCAGGTGCTGGCGCGTGACGCTGGTATTTGCCAGCACTGCATGAGCACGACAGGCCTGGTGCACAGCGGCACGCACGTCGACCACAAGACGCCGAAGGCTGAGGGCGGCACCGACGACCTCGACAACCTCCAGACCATCTGCCGCGAGGCCCACCAGGCCAAAACCCAGACCGAGGCGGCCCGGGCGCGCGCAGGCGGTCAGGGCAGGGGGGGTCAAAAGTCTGGCCGCATTTTGCACGGCAGAGAAAACTACCCCCCTGGGGGTTCGCACGGTGAGGCGCAGGTGAGCAATGCACCTGACCACTCGTTCACCGTTGACCGGCCGGACACCGGCGCGGTGGTCGATTCACCCGAGCCGCCGCCGCTGCTCAACCTCTCCGACGATGAGCTGCGCGTCTACGAGTACCTCTGCACCCAACTGCGCGGCGCGGGCATCGAGCACCTCACGGCCGGCATGCCCATCGCCATCATCGTCCGCACTTACGCCGACTGGATCAAGGCGCGGGCCAAGTGCGAAGAGCTTGGGTGGACCCAGGAATCTAAGAACGGCTGGCACAGCCCGACGCCCTGGGCCGATGACGAGAAGCGCCTCAAGATGGAGCTTGGCCAGTGGCTGCCGAAGGCTTGCTTGACCATCCCGTCGCTGGTGAGGGTGCGCAAGGAAAGCGGGGTCCAGTCCGGCCAGGACGACCTCTTCGCCGACCTCGTGCAGCACGCCACCGCGTCTCCAAATCGCGGCTTGCCAAACTGACGCCGGCCAGGCTGGAAGAGTGGGACGTGAACTACGGTTTGCCCGTGCTGCGCGGTGAGCTCGTCGTGGGCCGCTACGTTTTCCTCGCGGTGCTGCGGCACTACGAAGACCTGCTCAGCGCCGGCAAGCGCGGCTACTTCTTCTCGGCCGAGAAGGCCTGGCACATCATCTCGTTCATCGAGCGCTTCTTCGTACACGTCAAGGGCCCACTGGCGCGCACGCCCATCCTGCTCGATCCGTGGCAGAAGTTCTGGACAGCTGTGCTGTACGGCTGGCGCCGGACCGTCGATGGTCTGCGCCGCTTCCAGACCGCCTACGAAGAAATTGCCCGCAAGAACGGCAAGAGCACTTGGAAGGCTCCGCAGGCCGTCTACCTGTTCGGCTGGGATGGCGAGATCGGCGCCGAGGTGTACGCGGTGGCCAACACTCGCGAGCAAGCCATGACGGTGTTCAAGCCAGCCTTCGCCAACGTCAAGCGTTGGCGTCGGCAGTCAGCCCGCATGGAGCGCAGCTTCAAGGTCATGGAAGGTCTGAACCAAGAGCGCATCGAGATGGACACCAGCGTCTTCCGCCCGCTGCCGGCCAACGCTGACGCCCTTGACGGCCTCAACCCGTCCGCCGTGGTTTACGACGAGATGCACGCCGCCAAGTCCCGCGCCGTGTGGGACGTGATGGAGTCCGCGTTCGGTGCTCGTGCGCAGCCGCTGTTGTCCGGCATCACCACGGCCGGCTATGTGCTCGACGGTATCTGCACTGAAATTCGCGGCTACGTCATCAGCGTGCTCGAAGGCAAGCGCGCCGATGACACCTTGTTTGGCTACATCTACACCCTGGACGAAGGCGATGACCCGCTCGACGAGGGCGTGTGGATCAAGGCCAATCCGGCGCTTGGCCGCGGCAAGACGCTGCAGTACATGCGCGCCATGGGCCGCAAGGCCGCCGCGCTGCCCAGCGCGCTGGTCAACTTCAAGACCAAGGACCTCAACATCTGGTGCGGCGCGCCTGACGGTTGGTTCGACATGCTCCGCTGGGACAAATGCGGCGCCAAGTTCGACCCCGCCATGCTGCGCGGCCGCCGCTGCTTCGGTGGCCTGGACCTGGCAGCCACGCGCGACCTCGCTGCCCTCGTGCTGCTCTTCCCGCCCGAAGAAGACGCCGGCGAATGGCATGTGCTCTGCTGGTTCTGGTGTCCTCAGGAAAAGATCGACGACCACTCAGGCGACGACGCAGCGCCCTATGACCGCTGGGTGAAGGAAGGCTGGCTCACCGCGGTGCCGGGCGCCGTCCACGACTACAAGCTCATCCGCAAGCAGATCCTCGAAGCCCAGCGCGATTACGACCTCATCGAGCTCGGCTTCGACAGCTGGAACGCCAAGGAAGTCGCCTCCGACATGCTGGAGAAAGACGTCCAGATGGTCGAGATTCCGCAGAACACCGGCGGCATGTACCCAGGCGCAAAGCTGCTGGAGATCCTGGTCTATGCCGGCCTGCTCCGCCACAACGGCAACCCTGTGCTGCGCTACTGCGCCGACAACACCGCGTTGCTCTTCGACAGCAACGACAACTTCCGGCCCGACAAACGCAAGAGCCGCGCCAACGGCCGTATCGACGGGATCGTCGCCACCTGCATGGCCGGCAGCCGCGCTGCCGCCAACGATGCGGTCTGCCTCGACGACTTCTTCAACAACATCCTCGTCGCCTGACCGCATGAAATTCACCACCCTCCCTGGCGTGCTTCTGCCCGTCGGCTGGTCAGGAACGACGAGCGCCGCGGGGGACCGCACAGGCCGGCAGTTCACGCAGCCACTCTCTGCGCTCGTGCAGGACACGCCCGCCATCGGGCCAGATGGCGCCATGCAGCTGTCCACCGTCTGGCGCTGCGTCTGGCTCATCGCCAGCATGATCGCCAGCCTGCCGCTCTTCGTGTACCAGACCGACGCCCGCGGCCATCGCGAACTGGCGCGCAGCACACGGCTGTTTCAGATCCTGCACGACAGCCCGAACCCGCGCATGACGCCGATGGAGTTCTGGCTGGCCATGCTGCTGAACCTGCTGCTGCGTGGCCGGGCCTATGCCCGCATCGTGCGCGACGAGTCCACCGGCGAGGCCGTCGCCCTCTGGCCCATGCCGGCGGATCAGGTCACCACCATCGTGCTGGAAGACGGATCGCTCGTCTACGAATACCGGCTCGACGGCCACGTCGCCATCTTGGCGGCAGACAGCGTGCTGCACCTCAAAGACCTCGGCAACGGCACCGAGGGCCTCAGCAAGCTCGACCACATGCGCGCCAGCGTCGCTGAGTCCGCTGCGGCGCAGACGGCCGCCAACCGCCTGTTCACCAACGGCGGCAAGCCCACCGGCGTGCTGATGGTGGACCAGGTGCTGAAGGAAGGCCAGCGCAAGGCCGTCACCGAGCGCTTCGCCGAGATGCAGGCCGGCGGCTTCTCCCGCCTCTACGTGCTTGAAGCCAACATGAAGTTCCAGCAGCTCAGCCTCAGCCCCGAGGACCAGCAGCTGCTGGAAACGCGCCAGTTCAGCGTCGAGGAAATCTGCCGCTGGTTTGGCGTGCCGCCGGTGCTCGTCTTCCACGCCAACGTCACCACCTGGGGCAGTGGCGTCAGTGAGATCGTCGACGGCTTCCACAAGCTCACCGGCCGGCCCATCGTCGTCAATATCGAGCAGGCCCTGCGCAAGCGCGTGCTCACCGCGGCCCAGCGCGCCCGCTACAGCGTCGAGTTCAGTCTTGACGCACTGCTGCGCGCCAATCTCAAAGACCGCATCGAGATCTATGCGAAGGCCGTGCAGAACGGGCTGAAGACGCGCAACGAGTGCCGTCAGTTGGAGAACGACGCCCCCATGACCGGCGGCGATTTCCTCACCGTGCAAAGCAACCTGCTGCCCATCGGCCTGCTCGGCCAGATCAAGCCCACCAACGGAGCTCCCAATGCTGATCAGTAAGACCCTCTGCCTGCGTGACTGCGCGCTCAAGATGGTCGGCGATTCCGGCCGCTTCGAGGGCTGGGCGTCGGTCTTCGATGTTCGCGACTTGCAAGGCGACATCGTCAAGGCGGGTGCTTTCAAGTCCACGCTTGCCACGCACGGCTTGCCGAAGATGTTCTATGACCACCGATGGGACATGCCCATAGGTCGATACATCGACGCTGAGGAGCGCGACGCCAAAGGGCTCTGGGTCGTTGGCGAACTCACCCCAGGTCATTCGCGCGCCGCCGACGTCGCCGCCGCGATGAAGCATGAAACCCTCGACGGCCTTTCGGTCGGCGGACTGGTGCGGAAAGGGGACTGGGTGCTGGCCGGTGAAGACCGTGTCATCAACGTCTGGACGAAGCTCATCGAAATCTCGCCCACCTGCTTTCCCGCCAACGAAGAGTCCCGCATCTCCGCGGTCAAGAACGCCGACCCCGAAGGGCTGGCCGAGGCGATTGCTGAGATTGAAACCATTCGAGACCTGGAGCGCTTCCTGCGGGACGCAGGCGGCCTCAGCAAAGGGGGCGCCACCGCGCTGGTGTCCCGCGTGAAAGCCGTGCTTGGCGTCGAGGGGGAGCCCGCCGCCATGAGTGCTGAAGCGAAGCAGCTCCAGCAGCTGCACGAGCGCCTCCGCGGCATGTCCGCAACCCTTCCCGTTTGACCCCGCAACCCACCAAAGGAACCTAACCCATGAACCGCTCCCTCACTCCCCTGCGCCTGTGCGTGCTGGCGCTCGTCGCTGTCGTCTTTGGCGTCCTCGCTCACATGCTTACCGGCGACGCCTCTGCCGGCCTCATGCTGGCCACCGCCGGCGCCGTCGATTTCGATGCCGTCATGAAGGGCATCGACACCGTCGAAAAGCAGCTCAAGTCCTTCGGCGATAAGGCCGACGCCGAGATGAAGAACCTCGGCAAGGTCACGGCCGACACCAAGACTGCCATTGACAACCTCGGCGTCGAGCAGCGCACTCTGGCGGACCGTCTGCTGGCGCTGGAGCAGAAGGGCGTCACGCCGCCGACCGCCAAGAATGGCGACGATGGCTGGGGCGCTCAGCTGATCAAGTCGGACAAGTACGCCGCCTTCGCTGGTGGCCAGACCGGCAAGATGCGCGTCGAGGTGAAGAACACGCTCACCGGCAGCGACACCAACGTTGCGCCGGATCGCCGCCCCGGCGTGGTGCCTGGCGCGTTCCAGCCGCTCACGCTGGAGTCGCTCTACCGCTCGGTGCCGACGACTTCCAACGCCATCGAGTACACGAAGGAGAACGTGTTCACGAACTCCGCGGCGGAAGCCGCGGAAGGCTCGGCCAAGGCGGAATCCTCGCTGACCTGGACGCTGGTGAATCAGCCCGTCTCCACGGTGGCCCACTGGATCAAGATCAGCCGCCAGCTGGCGATGGACAACGCCGCCCTGGCCGCCTACGTCGACCTGCGCATGCGCTACGGCGTCGACCGCCGCGTCGAGACGCAGCTCGCCGTCGGCGACGGCACCGCGCCCAACATCTCCGGCTTCATGGACACCGGCAACTTCACGGCGCACGGCTATGCCGACGCCGCGCTGGGCTCGATCCTGAAGAAGCTGGTGCTGATCCGCAAGATCATCGGCGACATGGAAGCCGCGGGCTATGCCCCGAACGCCATCGTGCTGAACCCGGCCGACTGGGCGACGGTCGAGATCGACATCTTCACTGCCGGCACCGCCAACATCGTGCCCTTCAGCTACGACGCCATGGGCCGCCCGGTGCTGTTCGGTCGCCGAGTGGTGACCTCCGTTGGCATGACGGCGGACACCTTCGCGGTGGGCGACTTCACCAGCCACGGCACGATCTACAACCGCGAAGGCGTGGTGGTCGAGATGTCCGAGAGCGACTCGGACAACTTCACCAAGAACCTGATCACGCTGCGCGCCGAGCGCCGCCTGGCCCTGGCCAGCGAGGTGCCCGCCGCCATCCGTGCGGGTGACCTGACCCCGGCCTGATCGGCCTGAACTGAGCGGCGGCTGGGGTTGCACCCTGCCGCCGCACAAGGGATCGACCCCATGCGAAAGATCAAGTTCAAGGCCTACGGCAGCTCCGCCGTCTTCGGCAGCTTCGCCCCCGGCGATGTGCTGCGCTGCTCAGACGATGCGGCGCGGCACTTCGTCGAAGAGGCCAAGGCGGCCGAGTACGCGGCGGACGCGCCGAAGGCTGCCGATGAAGTTCCTGCCGCGCCTCAGCGCCCGGCCGCAAAGCGCGCTCGCCGCGCCAACGGAGATTGACGGATGACCATCCAGTTTCTGACGCAATACGGCCCGTACTCGCCGCACACGCCGGTGACCCTGTCGCCGTCCGAAGAGACTCGTCTTGTCGGCCTTGGTCTGGCGCGCAACTACACCAGCACCACGGACGATCATTCGCCGCTGGCCATCACCTACGACCCGGACACCGGCGCGCAGTCTGCAGGGCCGTACTCGGTGTCAGGGGCTGGGATCGCTGTGGGCATCTTCGGCCAGTCCAATGAACGGGGCCAGGTTCTCCAGTCAGACGCCGCCACCTACACGCAGGCGTTTCAGTGCATCCGGCACCCGGCCGCCTACACCGGCCCGCTGCCCGGCATCGTCACGCTCCAATCCAACACGACCGGCCCATACGGCTCCCCGTGGTTCAAGTTCATCGACGATCTGTGGGACTGGGGCTACGACGTCAAGCTATTCAACGGCGCTGTCGGCAGCTTATCCATGATTTCGGACGCGGCCGGTCAGGTGAAAACGCGGGCGAACAGCACCGCCTACGCTCACCGCCGCACACCCGTTGGTCCCGATGACTTCGGCTACATGGGCGACCTGACCGTGCAAGGCGGCAAGCTTTTCCTGTGCACGTCCGGCCGGAATCGCTTTGCCTCGCGGCGTGTCCCGATCCTGCCCGGCACCAACACTGGCGGCCAGGCGAAGTACGACTACATCGCCAACGTCGGCACTGCAGCCTCTGCCGGCGCAGATCCTGGCGGCTGGGCGGCAACCGCGCTCGGCGGCACGGTCGCAGACGGCACCGTGACCTGGACGAACATCGACGACACCAACTCTGTCGGCTTTTCCAATGCACAGGTTTTCAACGAGAACCAGAACGGCTACGGGTGGGACCCGCTCGGTTTGTGCGAGCGCCTGCACATGAACATGCAGGCAATCCCCGCGGCGCAACGGCACATCATCATCTCCAACGGCCAGTCTGACCTGGGGCAGACCGGCGCTGTCTACACGACGGCGCTGACCAACGTCGCGAACTATTTCCTGCGGCGGGGCTACACGGTCTGGCTCGGCCTCACCTGCTACACGCCGACCGCAACGACGGCCAACTACGACGCGCTCGCGAGCGGCCTCGCGACATCGATCGCCAGCACCCAGGCCGGTACGTGGGGCGCCCGCGCGATGGCTGGCGCGAACAACTACGCGTTGATGGGCACGACAGGGAACATGGCGAACGGTGGCGCTTACCTGCAGGGCGACAACGTGCACCTGACAGGCCCGGGAGCAATTGAGTTCGGCAAGAACTGGGCCGACGTGTTTAAGGCCAGCCTGCCGCGTCGCCGCTGATTCCCGCCCTTTGCCGGTGCCCATCGTGAAGAAGTCGAAGCTGAAGAAGCTGCTCAAGTCAGCCATGCGCAAGATCGCATTGCTGACCGCGGCTGCGCGCGCGTCGACATCGGATCGCGGGCCCAAGCTGCGCAAGTGGCTGGTGACCTACCGCAAGATCGTTAGTGAGCGCGGCTACCAGGAGCAGACCATCCGCAACCGCGCCGCGTCCGTCAAGCACATCGAGGCGGTGTGGGGTGGTGAGCGCCTGCGCAGCATCAGGCCTCACCAGATCGCCAGCAAGCTCAAGCTTTTCACGCCGCACACCGCATGCCGCGTGCTCGGTGAGTTGCGCGACGTCTACAGCGAGGCGGTGGCCAACGGTGTGGCCGAGATCAGCCCTGCGACGCACGTCAAGAAGCCTCGCGCGCCGGGCCTGCGCAAGCGCCTCACACTGCCTACGTGGCAGGCCATGCTGCTGCTGGCCAAGGCCGGCCCGCAACGCTGGGTGGTGGCCATGCTGTTGCTGGCCCTGCACACCGGACAGCGGCGCGCCGACCTCGCCAAGATGCGCTTCGACGACGTCGTCGACGGCCACCTCCGCGTCGAGCAGCAAAAAAAGGCCGGCAAGCCCATCGGCGCGCGGCTGGCCATCCCGCTGTCGCTACGCCTGCAGGCCACTGGCATGACCTTGGGTGACGTCATAGAGCTCTGCCGCTCCATCGGCAAGCTGGGCGACACGCTGCTGCGTCAGGCCAACGGCCGGCCTATTGAAATGTCCAGCCTGTCGGCGCGCTTTCACGAACTCATCGTCGCCACATGCGGCGATCACGCCTACCAGCGCTTCGAGTGGCCGTCGCTGCACGAAGTGCGGTCGCTCTCCGCGCGGACGTACATCGCCGAGGGCATGCCGCCGGCCGTCGTGCAAACGCTGCTGGGCCACAAGGCCGCCGAGATGACCGCCCTCTACCTGGACGACCGCGGGCTCACCGCAGGCGACTGGAAAACCGTCGCGGCGTAGCCGGCTCCCAACCTCACGCACAGCTCATGCCCACCCGCATCTCCTACGTCAGCGGCTCGGCCGACCCCGTCACGGTCGCTGAGGTGAAGCTCGCCGCGCGCATCGACACTGACGCGCTCGACGCCGAACTGGCCAGCCTCATCACCTCCGCGCGCGAGCAGGCCGAGCACCTTACCGGCCGCTGCTACCGCGGCCAGGTGCTGCGCACCGAGTTCACCGACTGGCCTGCCAGCACCGACGCCATTCCAGTGCACGAAGCCACCGCCAGCGCCATTCGGTACTGGACGGGCGCTGACTTCTCCGCCTCGCCGCTCAGCACCAGCGCCTACGCCTGCGCACCCGGCGGCATCGGCAACAACGGCACCGTCCTGGCGCCGGCAACCGGCACCAGCTGGCC